TCAGATGCGCGTTTGCAATGTATACAGCATCTCCAGCGCCTGACGCGGCGTGAGGTCGTCGAGCTTCACTTTCGACAGCTCGTCGAGCACCGGATGCGGCAGGCTGGCGAACATGTCGCTTTGCTGCGGAACGGCAGGCTTGCCCGGTTTGGCTTTTGGCTGTTCGTGGGGCAGGCTGGTGGTTTCCAGTCGCTGCAGATGCTCCTTGGCGCGGCTGATCACCTTGCCCGGAACCCCCGCCAATTGGGCCACGGCGAGCCCGTAGCTCTGGCTGGCCGGGCCAGGCAGAACCCGGTGCAGGAACACGATCCGTTCGTTGTGTTCGGTAGCGTTTAGGTGAACGTTGGCCACCAGAGGCTCGCTCTCCGGTAGCACGGTCAACTCGAAGTAATGCGTCGCAAACAGGGTGTAGGCCCGCAACTGGGCGAGACATTCTGCCGCAGCCCAGGCCAGCGACAGGCCATCGAATGTACTGGTGCCGCGGCCTACCTCGTCCATGAGGACGAGGCTGCGGTCGGTGGCGTTGTGCAGGATGTTTGCCGTTTCGCTCATTTCCACCATGAACGTGGAGCGCCCTCCGGCCAGATCGTCGCTGGAACCGATCCGGGTGAAGATGCGGTCGACCAGCGACAGCTCGCAGCTGGCGGCCGGCACGAAGCTGCCAATGTGGGCCAGCAATACGATCAGCGCCGTCTGACGCATGTAAGTGGATTTACCGCCCATGTTCGGGCCGGTGATGACCAGCATGCGTGTGCTGTCGTCCAGTGCCAGATCGTTAGCCACGAACGGCGTCGAGAGGACCTGCTCGACGACCGGATGGCGACCCTGCTCGATGCGCATGCATGGCTCGTCGACGAAGCGCGGGCAGTTGAGATCGAGGTTCAGGGCGCGCTCGGCAAGATTGCTCAGCACGTCTACCTCGGCCAGAGCGCCGGCGGTGTCCTGCAAAGGCGCCAAGTGGCCGATGAGATCTTCCAGCAAAGCTTCGTAGAGCAACTTCTCGCGCGCCAGGGCACGGCTTTTCGCCGACAGCGCCTTGTCCTCGAACTCTTTGAGCTCGGGCGTGATGAAGCGCTCGGCCCCTTTGAGGGTCTGGCGCCGGATGTAATCGGCCGGTGCCTGCTCGGCCTGTTTGCTGGGTAGCTCGATGAAGTAGCCGTGGACCCGGTTGTAACCCACCTTCAGGTTGGCGAGCCCCGTGCGGGCCTTTTCGCGGGCTTCGAGGTCGATGAGAAACTGACCGGCGTTTTCGCTCAGTGCCAGCAGTTCGTCCAGCTCTGCGTCGTAGCCGGTCTTCAGCACGCCGCCGTCGCGAATCACGGCCGGCGGGTTATCGATAATCGCACGCTGCAGCAGATCCGCCAGCTGCGGGTAAGTGCTGATAGTGCGCGCCAGCTGTTGCACATGCGGCGCCTCCAGCTCGGCCATCGCATTCTGCAGTTCCGGCAGGGCGCTCAATGCATCGCGCAGACGAGCCAGATCGCGCGGACGGGCGTTGCGCAGACCGATTCGGGCCAGAATCCGCTCGATGTCACCGATCTCCTTGAGCTGCGGTTGCAGGTTCTCGAAGCGATAACGTTCCAGCAGGCACTTGATCGAACTTTGCCGCGCCTGAAGAACGGGCAGGTCGCGCAGCGGGCGGTTCAGCCAGCGGGTCAGCAGGCGTGTGCCCATGGTGGTCTGGCAACGGTCCATGACCGACTGCAACGTGTTGTCGCGCCCGCCGGACAGGTTGGTGTCCAGCTCCAGATTGCGGCGGCTCGCGCCATCCAGCACCACGGTGTCGTCCAGGCGTTCGTGGCGCAGACTTCGCAAATGCGGCAGGGCAGTGCGCTGGGTTTCCTTGGCGTAGCCGAGCAGGCAGCCCGCTGCGCCGATCGCCAGGGTGAGTGTTTCGCAGCCAAACCCTTTGAGGTCCTGAGTCGCGAATTGCTGGCACAGGCTTTTGTGGGCGCTGTCGCGTTCGAAATCCCACGGCGCGCGGCGACGCGCTCCGCGCCGTTTCTCGGCGGGAAGCCCCTGAGGCCAGTCATCGGGGATCAACAGCTCGACCGGGTTGATACGCTCCAGTTCGGCCAGCAGGTTCTCCCAGCCCTTGAGTTCCAGCACGCTGAAATTGCCGCTGGTGATGTCCAGCACCGCCAGGCCGAACAGGCGTTCGTCACCCAGCACTGCTGCAATCAGGTTATCGCGGCGCTCGTCCAGCAACGCTTCGTCGCTGATGGTGCCGGGGGTAATGATGCGCACCACCTGACGTTCGACCGGCCCTTTGCTGGTCGCCGGATCGCCGATCTGCTCACAGATCACCACCGACTCGCCCAGCTTGACCAGCTTGGCCAGATAACCCTCCGCCGCATGATAGGGAATGCCGCACATCGGGATGCTTTGCCCCGCCGACTGGCCGCGCGCGGTAAGGGTGATGTCCAGCAGCTTGGCGGCTTTCTTCGCATCCTCGTAGAAGATCTCGTAGAAGTCGCCCATGCGGTAGAACATGAGCTGGTCGGGATGCTGGTTTTTCAGCTTCCAGTATTGCTGCATCATGGGGGTGTGTGCGGAAACGTCCATTAATCAGGGCCCTGACGCTATGTGTCTATTAGACAATGGCAAATTGTCTAATATTACAGGCTTTTCCGTGGCATTGCCGGTGGCTGTGCCACGTCGATTTCACGCAGCCTGAGGTACCGTTGCGTCATCCGTGCGTCGGAATGTCCGCCCAGCTTTTGAGCGTTGTTACCCTGACGATCAGTATCGGTCAGCGACTTCGCCCGGAGGTCGTGGATGGTTGCACCTTTTACACCCGCTGAGTTGCACGCCTTCCTGAACGCATCCTTGCAGGTGGCGTAGGAGACCGGCTTACCGCCGCCGCGGGTGCAGAACAGAGTGAGGCCTCGCACCTTTCGTGGCAGGGCGTGGATGCGCTCCAGTAGCTCGGCGAGGTCAGGTGTCATACCGACGATCAGCTTGGCCCCCGTCTTTTGCTGTTCAAACGCAATGCCCTGGTCTGAAATGTCGGCGAGCCGGATGTTCAGCACATCGCTTATCCGCTGCCCTGTCAGGAAACACATCTCCCATATTGAGCGCATGTATTCAGACGAGTGGGCGCAGATCGCTGCGAACTCGGCGTCGCTGAGGTAGCGATCGCGTTTCTTCTCCGCGTGTCGACGAATGCCGGTGCAAGGATTTGAGTCCACCAGCTGGCGCTCCAGCGCGTAGGCAAACACCATGCGCAGGAACGAGACGACCCGGTTCGACATGTTCGGCGTGTCCGCCATGTGCAGCTTCAGCGCCGCAACATGGCGCGGCAGGACTTGGCGCGGTTCAAATTCAGCCAGGTAGGTTTTCAGTCGTTCGGCAGCCGCTTCATACTGCTTGACCGTGTTGCCGGCCAGTCGATGGCGCATGGCGTCCAGCGCTTCATCGATCAGCCCAGGCATTCCGCCGTGCCCCTTGCCGCCCACAATCTTGGCATACGCCAGAAGCGCACCTTGGAAGTCGCTATCCAGGCGCTCCCACTTTCCCTTCCTCACCAGGTAATAGGCCCCGTGCTTGAGATACATGCACGCGGGCAAATGCCGGTCTTTTTTTCTCGGCCTCATCGGTCGCGTTCCTTATCCGAGCCTCAGCTCTGGTCCTTTCCTTTCGGCGATCCCGCCCAGCCGGGCGACTACCACCTGACGCAGGACTTTCGGCCTGCCGTCTGCGCCGATCACAAACCCGAACCGTTCGGCTTGCAACCACTTGACCTGTTCCTTTGGCCTTAGATAGCCAGTCATGTCGGCTACTTCATCCGGTGTCATGAACATGGATATGCTCCGGGCCGCGCTCGGCGGCAGAAGGGGTTATTCGGTGATCAGACCTTCAGGCACTGGGAAGAAATTGAGCTTGCCTTTGAGTGGTACGAATTGCAGCGGCTGAGGGTCGCGCAGCACGAACCCTTTTTGGCCCATGTACCAGGGCGAATCGCTGGTATCGACGCTGTCCACCAGCTCGACAGAGCCGATGATGCCGCCGCGCTGTAGGTCATCGAACATTGGGAAGTTGCGCAGCACGTCGATGTGCGCGGACCGCACAACCACTTCGAGCGCATCGACGTACTCGGCGCGGGTCATGCCCTTGGACGCATGCACAAGGAAGCGTCCGCGGAGCTTCGTATGCCAAGTGCGGTTCTCGATGTCCTTCCCGCCGTGGATAATCAGCCAAGCCCAAGGCTGGCGTATTGAAAGTGCTTTCATAGGCAGAGCTCCGCCCGCCGACCACCGGCAGGCTCAGATAGAAGATGGGATCAGGAGGTTCGCCCGGTGATGCGCTCACGCCACGTCAGTCGCCGGGACAGCCGCTCGCCCGGTTCGATCTCGATGATCGTGTAAGCGCAGCGATCGAATGTGTCTTCGCGTTGATCCTTGATCCAGCACGCTTGCCGCGCGGCTTCGCCAGCGGTTTCGGCCGTGAGTTCGCGGACCGTGAAGCCTCTGCTGTGGACGTGCCAGCCGTGGATGACGGCAATAAAGCGGGCCATCAGTGCGGTGCACCAGAACCGGAATGAATTTTGTCTACGTGCTGGGCGATAGCTGCCAACAGCTGCAGCGTCGTTGCATGGCCAACCTCGGCAAACATCGCGCCGCAAGCAGCTGAGATGAAGCCGGCGTAGGCTTTTGCCTTTTCCGGGTGCTGACCGAATCCATCCAGGGTGGTTGCTTGGTCAAACGTGGGGGCAAGCAGTAGCCACAGCCCTTTCCCGTATGAGGTGGCGTCAATCATAGCGCCACCACTCGGCGTGCCCACCAGCAGACCGGGCCGTCATCCGCGTCATGGATAGCCAGGCAGAACCAGCCTTCACCATCCGGCATGTCCGGCTCCCAGTAGCTGCAATCAGGTTCGCCAGCCTCGAAATATCGTTCCGAGACAGCTTCGTCGCTGTGGTATTCAAGGCTGACCATCTTCACTTGAAGGCCTTGGTCGGCGATCCAGATCTTGCATTTCTCTTCGTCGCCTTCGTCGAAGTCCGGCATATCAGGATGCTGGAACATTCCGTATTCATCGCGAACCACGGGAGCAGGCTGGATCAGTTCTTTAACTTCAGGCATGACTTCGTCCTCGCCGCGCCTCGCGCAGCAGTCAGTAAAGGAAGGGTTTATGTGGCTGGAGTACAGATGTACTCCTGTGCGGATCCATGAGCCAAGCAGCTCGTTTTGCACCGCGCGCATAGCGGGCCTGACGCTTCTGCGAGCAGGCTTGGTGGTTGGTGTGGGCGTCACTGCACCCGCGTCATGGACGGGGCGGGAAGCTCTCGCTCGGACTCGATAAAGCCAGTCCCTCTAACATCGCCATCCATTGCATTGATGAACATCACCTCCACCTTCGCCGAGTCGACCAGCACCCTGCCAACATCGGCGATCGCTTTCGCTCGCTCGATGTCCATGGGCTTGTCAGGATCCTGCAGCGCTTCGAGCGTGGCGAAGAGGTGATTGCGCAGGTCAGTCATTTTGTTTTTCATGAGAGGCCTCACTGATCGCACGCTTGAGTTTGGCAAGCTGGCGGATGGTTGATTTGAGTTCCGGTGGATACCGGTGAATGGTGTTGCGCCGCATGTTCTCGGCGCGGCTCACCAGCTCCAGGTTGTCGAGCTCGATGTGCTTGGGGTTACGATCCCGGAACACCACCAGGTGGCCGGGCGGGATTGGGCCATAAGCCTGTTCCCAAGTGATGGCGTGCACCGACTTCCAGCGGCGATACGCCGGTCCGTCGTCACGTACCTTGCGCTGTCGGATGCCGTCGTCTGTTACCCGTTCCGTGCCGACAGGTACGTGGTTGTGCGGCATTGTGCCGGGGCTGAACCGCGTTTCCGCTGAGCGCCCGCCCGCGACGTAGCTGATACCTTTATTCCAGGACGTTTCGCCTTTTCGGAATCGGCTGCCGACGCCGGGGTTGTTCTCTCGCCGTAGGCGGCAGGCGTGCTCGCTGGCAAGGTAGGCGTCGCTTCGTTTCAAGCCCAAAGCGTGGGCCTTGCCATAGATGGAATGCTCGGGCCGCCGAAGCGTCTTGACCAGTTCAGGCATCGGCGTGTCCGGATAAAGCTCTCGCAGCCGATCAGTGTCTTGGTCGGACCAGAGTCGCCTGGAACGGGCGTGCCGATTGACACAGGCTGATACCCGCTGCCTTGCGCTTTCAAGCGCCCGTAGAGCGATGGGATTCATGTGGGTGCATCCTCGCCAGGGCTGCCGGGATGCGTGAAGACCACAAGTTCTGGACTTGTCTTCCGCTGTTCCAGGTTCGACGGCGATACCCCAAGCTTTCGGCAGACGGCACGCGCTGCCACATGAGCACCTTCGGCGCTGCTGGCGGTGACCCCGAGGCGCATCGCCCGGGCGTGGTGAGCGCCACTGCGCATGCGGACGTTGATAGTTATGCTCATGCGAAAACTCCAGGCAGCCGCGGTCGATGCCGGGCTGGCGTGATTCATTGAGTGGCGTACTGATTAGGGCTGACCGACCGGTGAAAGCTCAAACGGGAGAACATTTGCTGCAAGAGGCAAGCGGTAAAACCGTCGCTAGCATCAACAGGTGTATGAACTCCAGCATTCAGATACTATGGCCCCTTGGGATGGGGTGCTGTAGGGGAGATATTCATTGGCGCTTTCTGCTACGATCAAAAATCCATTAACCATTATTGCGATATTTGCCGGTATTGTTGAGGTTGGATCAACTACCGTATTGCCTTTCTTGCAGCCTAGCGTCCAAGAGGTATATGTATGGTTTTTGATGTTGTTTCCAACGGCCTTGGTGTTAACATTCTTTTTGACATTGAACTTTAATCACAAGGTTTTATATGCTCCAAGCGATTATCAGAATGACGAATCATTTGTTAGTTTGGCTTCGAGTCAGTTAAACGATGTTGTCGTGTCTAATAGTTCATTTGGTGACAGCAAGGTTTCGATATGATTAGCGTTGATGGAAACACGTTTGTAGAAAAAAATATTAGAATTGATAAGGCGCGGTATAAAAACTGCACCTTCACGCGTTGCATAATAGAATATGGCGGTGAGGGCCCCGTTGTTCTGGATACATGCACCTTTGACGAGTGTACCTGGACGTTCGTGGGGCCTGCCAAACAGACCATGGATTTCTTAGCGGTTATGCAATCAAGCTTCGGCGAGTTTGGTAAGGGTCTAGTCAAGTCTGTGTTTGACGGTATCGTAGATCCAGGTCAGAGGGGCAGGGTTAAAAAACTCCCCGATTCTGATATTTAGAGAGTTTGCGGGCCATGAAGTGGTCGAGGCGTTAGGATATGAAAGGGTGAAAGCTCCCAGTCATATCTTTGACCTGTGTCTGCATGCTCGTAACTTTGATCGGACGGTTACCTGATTATCAGTTCTGCGGATTTTGATCGGTTTCAAGCGTTATTCCCGCAAAATTTCTCTTAGGTGTTGAGTCGTCGGTTGGATCCTGCTGAGTGTAAGCAGGATCCACGCTTCATTTCTACTTTGGATCAAAAGATCCAAGCACAAGATAAGCGGTCGCGCCGATCTTATCCTGCAGCACAGCCTTAAATTCCTGCGCGATATCTTCGCGCTGCACTTCTTCCCCGACCCAGCGCAGCTTGAGCGCGGGTTGCGAACCGCTGGTGATCACTGACAGGCGGAGTTGAATCTGCTGCTCGGTCAAGCCTTCATATGGCACGACGCTGAACAGCAGGCTGGTTGGCAGCGTCTCTTTGCTTCGCGCTTCGATCTGGTCCATGGTGCTGCGGCTGGCGCTGGTCTCGCTTACAGTGTGATCGGACTCGCTGGCCGCCTTCACCGTGATGGTGCGCACCGCAGCGATAGCCTTCGAGATTCCCATGGCTTGACCTGCCTCGTCGACAGCCGTTAGGTACTGGTGCCAGTCCTCGATCCAGTCGCTCAGGTCTTTCTGGCTCATCGCCCGCCCGGTGATCGCTTGGGCTGCCTTATAGCCTGCCGACGCTTTCAGACGCAGCACAGCGCGGTCATCAGCATGGCCCGGATCCGCGTCGTCGCCGAGGTTGAACAAGATGGTGCAGGTCATTTCGTCCTGATCGATGAACCCCTTTGCTGCCGGGATGGCCCGGCCAGCGGTGTACGCTGTGAAGTCGGCCAGTGAGTGGGTCGAGTAGATGCCGCGGAAGCGGCTACGGCCTGCCTGCCACTTCTCTAGGGTAACGATTTGACAGCCTTCGGGCAGCACGACGGCAGGCGTGTCGGTTTCAAGCTCCTTACCGGATGCTTGCAGCGCGGTGTCAGTGATCAGTTGAATCGCTTCTTTGCTCAGGGACATGGTTCAGTCTCGTGGGGGAGGGGATCAGGTGCGGGGAACGATGGGGGCCTGTTCGCGGGTGAACAGCTGGTCGTGCTTCTCGGCGAACAGCGAGATCTTGCCGCCAGCGCCGACGTGCATCGGCGTGTCGAGGCTGGTGTTCTCACTGCGGGTACCGCGCTTGGTCGGCACCTTGTAGTCGAGCTTGTGCTTGATCTTTACCTGGCTGGACTCGCCGATCTGGCTGAAGTCCAAGGTAATGACCAGCTTCCCGGCTTTGCCGTGGTCTACGACACCGGCTGCGACTTCGGAAAGGGCGTGGCCGATCTGGCTGGCGAAGGCGCCGCCGTTGAGTTCTTCAAGGAACTCGGCGGTATCAGTTGGGGTTGGCATAGCGAAGACTCCTGATCGGCGCGTAGGCCGCTGGGTGGAATGTTGAGTTGAAGAGGGCGCCGTCGTTGGTTTGCGCGGGACTGATAGCGCCTCAACGACGTTTGCCCGGTTGCCGGGTAGGAAAGTCGATGGCGTAGTCTCGGATCAGCCGAGCGACCAGGTTATGACTGACACCCATTGCGGCGGCGGCCTGCTTTCGAGCCAACCCCTGATCCCGAAGCGCTTTGACTCGCAAGACATTCAGCGCGTCAGCGACCGGGTCGATGGTTGGCGGCCTCAGGTTTGGGTTGGGATCGTGCTTCTTGAATTCGAAGCCGTGCTCTTTCGCCAGACGGTTCAGTAGGTACCGGCTGATTCCGGTTTCCCGCTCGACCTTCATCTTGCTGGACACCGGAGCGAGATCCCGGATCTGCTGCAGCAGTGCGTCATTCACTTCTGTGCGCAGGCTGCTCGCGCGGCGCACCTGAGTTTTGGCGCGCTTGGGCTTGAGCTTGGGCAGCGGGGCAGTCTGGCGCCCGTATGGTTTGGCCTCCGGCTTGGGCCTGAACACCGGGCCTTCAAGCGTGCGGATGCTGCCGCCTGTTGCGAGGAACGCCGCCGTTGCCTGGGCGAGATCGGCGGAGCGTGCTGTGTTTTGCTGAACCGTGCTCAGCTCCATGCTGATCATGGCTGAGCACCGTAGAAGGCGAACATCAGCACGCCCACGCAGAAGACTCCGGTCCAGCGAAGCATCAGCGTAGCGAAACCGGCCTTCGCTTTTGCCGTCGGCGCGGTCTCCAGACGTTGAGCTGCTTTGCAGGCCGCGCCGTGACCGGTGCACACCTGGTGGACGATACCGCTTTCGCGCTCGACCACGCCGAACTGGTTGTTGCCGTTCGGGATGACGTTGAAGCGATGAAGGGGCGCCGGATTGAGGCGATCCACCTTGTTGTAGAACTCGGCGGTGGAAAGCGTGCAGCGCTGGCGCAGGGCTTCGAGGATGGCCCGACGCTGACTGATTGTCTGATGCATAGGAATCTCCGTGGACCGCATTGGGCAGGCGCCAAGCCCAGTGACCAAACTGGGAAATAGCCAGCCTGACGCCTGTCCGATGCGGTCGTGATGTTTGGGGGAGGGTGCAGATGGCCGGAGCTGATCCCGGCATGACGAGCGTTTCGCGATTTGCGCGAGAATCGGGATGGTTACCGAAAACAGATTCGCCTCTCGTCGACGTTAACTACGCATCAGCCTGCGCATTCATCTGCGTGTTGCGTTGATGCAGGGGGCCGCGTTGCGCGGTGCAGAAGTCTTCCGCATCGGAGTGTGATCGCCTACCGGGACGAAGTCCCTCGACCATTTCTGGAACCCGACGTGCCCGCCGGGTAGATCACACCCCGATGCGCTCTCGTTGAGAGGATCGGGCAGTTAACGTCAAGCTGACGTGGCGCTGGTTGTTCAGCAGATCGCTATGAGGGGCCGCGGCTTGGCATCCCCACGGCGAGCGATCTTCGTTTCGTACCCGCTGCGCCGTGTCTCTGGCGCGCGGCGGTGTCGCCTCATGGCGTCGCTATCGAGGACTGAATGCAGAGCTATCAGCGACGCCAGCATGAAACACAGGGGGGAGATGATCTGCCGGCGCATGGCCTCGGCGATCATCGCGGTTTGGCGGTTCACGCCCAGCTTGAACATCGCGACAGACAGTCGCTTTACGACCGTGCCGGGCGCAATGCCGAACGTCCGCGCTATCTCTTTGGCCGTGCAGCCCTGGGCGACTGAAAGTAGAAACTGCAACTCTCGCGGCGCAAGTCCACGGCCGAGGTGGCCTTTCCATGCCCCGCTTACGATGGTGGTATCCATTCGTTTCTCTCGGTGGTTGTCATCCCAAAGCACCCGGCGAGCCAGGTGCTTCAGTGATGCTTTCCAAATAGTTGTTCCGTCCTTTCTAAAGAGCTTCATCCAGTCGGTCCCGTGTTTCAGGGGCTGGGAGATCACTTCGCTGATCCCGTGCTATCTGGCGGCTGTACCAGTCGTGTCCCGAGGCGCTGTGCGCTTCGATGGGCAAACAATACGAAAACGAATTGAAAGGGTCAAGATATTTTAATGCGTAAACGAATTGATTTTTGTCGGGGCGAAAAAAATCCCGCTCGGAGGCGGGAATTTCGTATTGGCTGCTGAGGGTCTAGAGGAACGAGGCGGGGTATTTGACGTCGATAACCCTGCCAATAATGTCCACGTTCTCATCCATGGCCAGCATTCTGTAGGCAGGGTTCAGAGGCTTGAGGTACTCAACCCCCGAATCGCGAACGTACTGTTTAAGCGTTGTGTCTCCGCTGTCGCGAAGTCGAGCAATATAGAACTTTCCGCTGACCAGATCGAAACCATCTGGCTGGACCAGGACTCGCATACCAGGGGTAAAACCGTTCCCCTGCACCGGCGTCATTGAATCGCCCTGCACTTCAAGCCAGTAGCCGTTCTCCCCGGCGTACTCATGGGAGGTCAGCATTTCACGACCTGGACCAAAGTCGCACGACTCAGCCCAAGTTCCTGCATCGATCCAGCTAATCACCGGGTACTCCTTAGCTTCCCTGTGCGGACCCGGCACTGATAACACATTCCCATGGCTGGGGCCAAACAACAGCCACTCGGGTGTAACACCTAATGCTCGTGCCAGCTTTTCCACGTTGGCCTTTCTGGGCGTCTTGCTATCACCGTTCAAAATTCGATGAATGGTTGGCTGAGGCACGCCAGCTCTCCGACCCAGCTCATTTTCAGATAGGTCTTTCTCGAGCATCTTCGTGCGTAGCCGAACTGCGATCGTCATTATTTCGACCCGGCGTATTAAGGGAGGTCGAAGTGTATTGCCTGAGGTAATTCGTTTGCGTATTATCGCAGATATTACAAATCGCATTGGTAGCCCTTATGACCATCACAGAGATGCTTGCCGATTTGGCGGCGCAAGGCTGGAGCCAGGCACGCATCGCGGAGAAGTGCGGAACGACCCAGCCGACCATTTTCAGAATCACGAAAGGCGGCGGTGCTCGTTACGAAATCGGGAAGGCCATCGAGGCCCTTCACCGAAAAGTTACGAAAAGCAAAGGCAAAGCCGCTTGAGTTGCCAGCGTATTTGCTGGCCATGACCAATTATCGGGCCGAACAGAATAAACCGAAAGTGAATTGCGTTAGCTGGTGTTTTAACCAGTACCCAAATTTCAGGCACAAAAAAGCCGGTGGCTAGACCGGCTTTTTCAACAGCAACATCAATGTGAGGTCGATTATGCACACTGCCCACGACTCAGGCAATACCGGACAGGCTGTCACGACAGCATCCGGCACACATCAAAACCTGACGCGGCAGCTTATGTCGTCGCGTGAGATTGCGGAGCTGACCGCCAAGCAACATTTCCACGTAAAGCGCGACATCGAGAAGATGCTTGCGGATCTCAAAGAAGATCCATCCATTTTTGGATGCATCTATCTGGATGGCCAGAACCGCAAGCAGACCGAGTACCTGCTCGACCGCGAGCACACCCACTGCCTGCTTACCGGCTACAGCGCCGAGCTGCGCATGAAGGTGATCCGCCGCTGGCGCGAGCTTGAAGGGCAGGTCATCGGCCAGCTGCAAATTCCGTCGACGTTCGCAGAGGCGCTGCGCCTGGCTGCCGATCAGGTCGAGCAGAACCGTCTGTTGCAGGGCGTCATCGACAAGCAGGCACCGAAGGTGGCCGCCATCAATCGTTTGGCAAGTGCTGGCGGTGCGATCTGCATCAGTGACGCCGCAAAGCAGCTCCAGCTGAGCCCGACCAGATTGTTCGCGTGGATGCAAGAGAACCGCTGGATCTTCCGCCGTGGTGGGTCAGGTCGTTGGGTTGCATATCAGCCTCGCATCGCATCGGGCCTGATGGTCCACAAGGTGACTGCCCTGAAGCCTGACCCTGAAACAGGTGCTGACCGCGCCGCTTTCGATCCCCTCGTCACAACCAAAGGGCTGGCGCTGCTGGCCGAAAAGAATATTGGAGCCTCGTTGTGAGCGTTCAAGCAATGTCCTGGGCGCTTCAAATCCCCACGACCACACTTTCCGATTCGAGCGCGCGTCATGTGCTGTTGTGCCTGGCGAACTACGCCGGTACCGATGGCCGCGGCGCATTCCCATCTGCTGGCACGTTGAGTGATGACACCGGCCTTTCCGAGCGCACCGTGCGCGCCAAGCTTGAGGTATTGCGCGAGTCAGGCCTGATCGTTCCAGGTAACCAGGCACTGGCAGCCGTGTATATCGAGCGTCATGACCGCCGACCTGTCGTGTATGACCTTCCGCTTAAGCGGGGTGCAAATCCTGCACCTCGTTCAGAGCGGGGTGCAGAAAACCGCACGGGGTGCAATCCACAGCAGAACGGGGTGCAGATTTCGACAGAACGGGGTGCGAAATCTGCACCCAATACGTCACTTAACCATCAAGTAACCGAAGAGCAGCAGCAGCGCGAGATTTCGGATGTGATTGCCGAGCAGGATCGGCAGGCCTTGTTCGTTGACGATCGCCAACGCTTCCCGATGTTCGCCGGTTGGATGCCTGCCGCAAAGCCGTTGGCTGACCAACTCGCCATCGCTGGACTGCCAGCTGGTTCGGTTACCGACGATCTGCTGGCCGGGTTCAAAGGTTTTTTCGTTGCTCACCAGTCGCGGGTCCACAACGCGCCGGGCTGGTGCTTCCAACTGGTCAAGTGGATCAAGAACCAGCGCACCAAATCGGCCGGTGCCGAGACGGATACCGACCTGGACGATGACAGCACTGATTGGGTACGGGGAGTTGGCCAATGAGACAGGTTTCAAACGTAGCGTTATCGGTCGTTGCTCAAGCGCGTGACGGCGTGTTGGTTGCACCAGTGTCCGGCCAACTTGCTCAGCAGGAGCGTGCGGCCCAGGCAGGGAAGGTGATCAACCAGCTGTTCCGTGAGCTGCGTACCATCCGGACTGCGTGGCGCCAGGCGTGGCCGGACAAGAAAGCGTATCTGGACTCCAAAGCCACTTGGCTCAAGGCGTTCATTGAGAACGGCATTTGCACCCAGGAACAGATCGACGTCGGGCTGGCCCGCTGCCGCGCCGAAGACTCAGACTTCATTCCAAGCCCTGGGCGCTTCATCGCTGGCTGTGTGCCCACTCCTGAAATGGTTGGCCTGCCTCCAGTCGAGACCGCCTACGAGCAAGCCCTGCGCAACTGCCATCCAGCAATGCGCGGTAGCGAAAAGTGGTTTCACCCAGCGGTTTATCACGCGACGGCCGCTGCCGGATTCCACAGCCTGCCCCTGTTGAGCCGTGAAATGGGTATGGCGAGCTTTGCGAAGCGTTACCAAGCCCAGGTTAACAAGGTATGGCGAGGCGAGGACTTGGACCCGCTGCCGGTAGCCGAGCTGCCTGCACCGGTGCCGGTTCGTAACCCAAAAGTGGGTAATGCCGCTTTGGCCGAGCTGCGCGCTCGCCGAGCCGGGGTCGGTCGATGACCGATCAGCTGCTGCCCCCGGACCTTACGAATTACCGCTTTGCGCTGTACTGCCGCGCTCACCTGCTCGATCTTGCGCACGCGCCGGAGCAACCGGTGGCGCTGTACCGGGATGAGCAACTTGCCAGGGCGCACGGGGCTCGGATGTGGCCCTCAACCTTTACTGTTGTCGATCTGGCCGGAGGTGACCGCCCATGAGGCAAACCAAGCTAACCAAGGCTGCGCGTGGGCGCGAGTGTCAGATTCGCGTGCCGGGTGTTTGCAATGGCAACCCTGAAACCACGGTGCTCGCGCACTTCCGTATGGCGGGCACGCGCTGCGGTACCGGACTGAAGCCCAACGACCTGCAGGCCGCCTGGGCGTGCAGCGCTTGCCATGATGCGGTTGATGGGCGGGGCAAGTCTGAATTCAATCGCCACGAACTCCGGGTCATGCACCTCGAAGGCGTAGTACGCACGATCGATATCTTGGTCAGTGAAGGGGAGGTGGCCGCGTGATTCCCTTCAAGGCTAAGCGTGTTCGTGCCAAGCCCATTGATCGCGAAGGGCTGGAACAGTCCGCACTGATGGCCGAACTGTCATTGCGGTACCCAGCGGCGGCAAAGCTGATGTATCACGTCCCGAACGGTGGTCATCGCCACAAGCTCGTGGCAATGAAGCTGAAGGCCCAAGGAGTGAAGGCCGGAGTGCCTGACCTGGTGTTGCCGATGGCGCGTGGCGGCTACTTCGGCCTGTACGTTGAATTCAAGGCTGCTCCACCGCATGACGCCGAGGTATCGAGCAGCCAGCATGCCTTCATCCAGGCGTTGAACGCCCAAGGTTACTTGGCCGTGGTTTGCCGCGGGCACTTTGACGCAATGGAGGCGCTGCGGGCATACCTGCTGCTGCCTCAAACGGTGGCCGCATGACTCTGACTATTTCATTCTCGGATGCCGAGCTGCGCCGGCGCGCCGCCGACGCTTCCTGCGTGCTGATGCGCGACCCGCGTCACCCTGGCCTGTACTTCCGGTTTACTGAGGATCGCCCGCGCGGAACTTGGAGCCTGGTCGTGCGCAAGAAGTGGCACCGGATAGGCGCCTATCCAGACCTGTCCGCAAAAGCGGTTCTGTCCGCGCTGCCCGAGACTCGGCAGCGACTGGCGGCTGATCCCCAGGCCAGCGCCGCACTGTCACCCTGGGCAACACTGGGAGAGCTGCTGTCCTGGTACAGCGACAGGATGAGCCGCGACCGGCATCTGTCAGCCAAGCGCAAGGCCACGGCCAAGTCGGCGATTGCCTGCCATCTGATCCCGCGGGTGGGTGGCCTGGCCTTCGCCGATGTACGCCGTGGCACGCTGGATACCCAGCTGATGTGGCCACTTCAGGAAACTCTGTCGCTGGAGTTCGTGCGGCTGATCTTCGCGCTGCTTGTGGTCGCCTGTCGTCAGGCCTACACGCTGGGTATGATCCCGAGCAACCCAATGGCCGGCATCAAGTTCAGCGACTTTTCGAAGACCAAGATCAAGGTCAAGCCGGCGCGACTGCGCGGTGTGCAGGTGGAGTCCTTGCTCGAGCGCCTGGCCACCGCGATGGAGCACCGTCCAGCTCACAGCATGCTGGCTCTGATGATGCTCTGCCACGGTTCTCGCGTCGGTGAGACCCGCATGGCCCTGTGGTCGCACATCAGTCTGGCCGAACGCACCTGGCACCTGCCGGCGGCGCACACCAAGACCCGAGTCGAGCACACCTTGCCGCTGACCGATCAGGTGTGCGCGCTGCTGACTCGCTATCGTGACCGCCAAGCAGCCGGAGGCTACACCGGGCAGTACCTCTTCCCGGCGCGCAACGGCAAAGGCATGACCGAGGGCCAGGCCGCTGCCGTATTCACCCAGTTAGGGGAAGGCGAGTGGACCAGCCACGACCTGCGCAAGTTGGCTCGCACCGGCTGGGCAGACTTGGGCATCGACTTCCTGATTGGCGAGATGCTGATCAACCACGCCATGGGCCGGACGGTGCAGGCGTACATCCATACCACGGTCGAAGAGCGCAAGCGCGTGGCTCTGGAGAAGTGGCACGCCCATTTAGACGCCAAGGGTTTTGCCACCATTCACGGGTTGGAGGGAGCCAGAAACGAAGACTCCAGCAATACGCTACAAGCCGCGCCCGTTAAGGGCTGCAAGGCTATCGATGAATCAACCATAGGCGAGGTTTCAAAAGCATGAAAAAGCAGCATGGCCCCGCCTTTCGACGGGAACTGAAGCCGTTGATGGAGTGCAGCACCTGTCGAGGCGCGGGGAGCATCAGTGGCGTTTTCCACCAGCTTGACTGCATGGCCTGCAACGCTTCAGGTTGGGTCACTCGTGACACCGGCGAGGCGCTGCCGCTCGAAGAGCTCGTGCCTCAGCTGAACATGAAGCTGCGCAACGCCGTTGCCGATCTGGCCCGGGCGCGTCAGGCCATCGGCGGTGCCCATCAGCAGTACGAACAGAACAACCGCCGCGGTGCCGGCGGCACGAACTACACAGGGGATTGAGCATGGCCATTTATCGCAACGTGTTGTCGGCGGTCGTGCGGGCCCTGGCAGCCGAAACCATCAATAGCGCCGGCGGATGTGACTTCGAGCCCAAGGTGCAGTCAGCCAAGCAGAAGGGCGAGATCGTTGGAAAGGAAGCGGCCTTCTTGGTGGACTGCATGGTGTTCAGTCGCCTGCATAAAAACCTGAGCGCCCAACACTGGCGTGCGTTGGTGGCGAAGTACTCGACGCACGTCGATCGCAAGCACGCAGCTATCGCCGGGATCACCAGGCTCTACCGTTCGCCAGCGCCAGAGCGCTTCCGGCATTGTGCAATCGTTACTTGGGCGATGCCTCGGCTCCCTGGGGTTGACGGCAAGCGGAGTACAAATGTTCTCCCTGCCGCGTGGTACGAGATGGATAACTGGAGTGACGAGCCTCACCCGATCAAAACTCAAGAGCGGTGGAGGAGGGATATTCGCAAGGGGCTGGAGAGCATGGTCGATCAGGCTCTGACCGAAGCACAGCACATTCTGGAAGCTGAAGGGCTTATCGCTGCTGATGCTGCTTGACGACGGATGAGCCAATGAGCCATCATTTACCCATCCTGTCATTCCTGCGCGTTTAGGAGTGCCATAAAGAGCCCAGCCACCGAGCTGGGCTTTTTATTTCTATCGTTAAACCCGGGTCGCTTCCTCTCCGGTTTCAACGATTTCAAAAGTGTTCTCATCAATCTTGTTAGCGAACCCGCCGGACACTCGGTATTGCCGCGATCCGTTCATCCAGCCTGTGTTAGAGCCGTCAAGCATCTGCTGAAGAATTTGGGTAGTGAACTCCTTCACCACGTATGACTTCCCGGATGCAGTCCTGACTTCGAATGAGTCGGTTTGGACATTCCGTTGTTGCTTCCTCGTCTACGATCCTGCCGCGTGAATAGTGGAGTCACGACGATATCACGTCGCGGATCTCACTTTGCATAACCGACAATGGAGTTACGAATGGACCCTACCGACCTCGGTCCAGGCACAGCCACTTGGCTGGGTGGTACGGGCACCGTGTTGCTTGGCGCGTTTCTCTGGCTGAGGAAGTTCCTCTCCAAAGATGCCGCCGATCGAGCGATGGACAATGCTGATATCGGCACCGTCCGCCGCCTAAATGAACTGCTCGACTCCGAGCGCGAGGCCCGCAAAGAGGCCGAGGCCCGTGCTGACCAATTTGCCAAGGAGCGCAATGAACTTGCCGCAGCCGTCGGCAGGATGGAGGGGAAGATTGAAGCGCTCACCGGCAATGTCGCCCAGCTCACGGACAAGGTAACCAGCCAGAGCGAAGAGATCGCTCGATTGCGCTCACGGCTTGGAGGTGCTAACTGATGGACACATGCTCGATGCAATTCATTGCCCGGCGCTGGTGGCGTCGGGTTGAGGTCTGGGTTATCGCGGTTCTGCTGGTCCTCGGCGGATCGGTCATGGGCTTTCAGGTTGCTCAGTGGTCGCTTGCTAGCTGGTATACACAACAAGTCGCTGAGGTGCGCCGCGGCTACGACGAGGCGACCAAGCAGCGCGATGCACGACTGAGCAACCTGGCAGCCAAGACTACCGATGCCGCGGCTAAGGTAGAAGCGGCGTCAGCTACAGCGACGCAGGCAGCCGACACTGCCAGCAAGGCAGTCGACAAGGTTACCGAAGCGGTAGAGCGGAAGACCCCCTGATGTCGAGACTGACGACTCTTCCGCCACGACTCAAGGCAGCGCCAAGCAGGCTCACTGCATCATCTGGTACATGGCGAGCAGGCAAGGAGACCGCCAGCCAGCGCGGTTATACCTACGCCTGGCGCAAGGCACGCCTCGTCCACCTGGACGCGAACCCGCTCTGCGTGTACTGCCAGCGTGAGGGCCGCGTTACTGCGGCCGAGGTGGTGGACCATAAGATGCCGCACCGAGGCGACATGACCCTGTTCTGGGATCGCACCAATTGGCAGTCGCTCTGCGCACCCTGCCACAGTGCGGTCAAGCAGCGTGAAGAAGCGCGGAACGACCAGTAGCGCCTATATGCACTGAAATGGTGCGGTTGCAGGCCCGTAGGGTAGGGGGGGCCAAAAAAATGGAGGCGGCCCGTTTACGAGACCGCCCTCGACCCCACGCACAGATTTTTTTCCCTCTACAGGATTCTTGTTAATGGCTTTAACACCCCGCAAGCGCGCCTTCATCGAGGCCGTGAGGGGAGGTGCGTCCAACAAAGACGCAGCCATTGCAGCCGGATGCCCAGAGAAAACGGCGTCCGCAGCCGGTTCACGTCTGGCCAAAGATCCTGACGTCATCGCCGAACTGCATAAGCTCAACGCGCTGGGCGGCGGTGTTAAAAGTGTTAAAGCTGTTAAAGCTGTTAAAGCCGTCCCTGATCCTGAAGCGCCTGCCGAAGAGACTGTCGAGCCGGAGTCGCCGGGCTTCGATTTGGCTCAGGCGCTTGGTCATCGCGACCCGAAGGACTTCCTTCTGGCGGTGATGAATGACCTTGGTACCGAACCCAAGCTGCGCGTCGACGCAGCCAAGGCGCTGATGCCGTTCGTTCACCAGCGTCGCGGCGAGGGCGGCAAGAAGGAACAGGCGAAAGAGAAAGCAGCGCAGGTCGCTGCTGGCCGGTTCGGTACCCGTAAGGGTCCTCTGCAGTCGGTGAAATGATGGAGTGGACGACAGCCTGCCCCGACTGGGAAAGCCGGATCGTCGCTCGCCAGACCCTGATTCCCTTCGCGCCGCTGTTCCCGGACCAGGCGCAAGAGGCGCTGGAAGTGTTCGGTGCGCTGCGGATGGTCGACGCGACCGGCAGTCCTCTGATGTGCGAGACGGTCAGGTCGTGGGTCAACGAGTTCGTCGCCGCCATCTTTGGCGCTTACGACCCATACACCGGGCGCCGCATGATCAGCGAGTTCATGCTGCTGATCAGCAAGAAGAACGGCAAGTCGACCATCGCGGCCGGCATCATGCTGACGGCGCTGGTACTGAACTGGCGTACCTCGGGTGAGTTCATCATCCTGGCACCGACCAAGGAGATCGCGGACAACTCCTATATCCCGATCCGGGACATGGTGCGAGCAGACGAAGAGCTGTCCGCGCTGCTGAAAGTGCAGGACCACCTGCGCACCGTCACCCATCTGCAGACAGGTGCAACGCTCAAGGTCGTGGCGGCCGACAGCGAAACGGTGTCGGGCAAGAAAGCCATCGGCGTATTCATCGATGAGCTCTGGGTATTCGGCAAGCGGGCGAACGCCGAAGCGATGCTTCGAGAGGCCACGGGCGGTCTGGCGTCGCGACCGGAAGGCTTCATCATCTGGGCCACGACCCAATCCGACGCGCCGCCTGCCGGTGTGTTCCGGCAAAAGCTGCTGTATGCCCGTCAGGTGCGCGACGGGCTGATCGTCGACAAGTCGTTCTTGCCGGTGCTCTACGAGTTTCCGAAACACATGCTGGACGCCGGCGCGCACCGCGACGCTTCGAATGCGTACGTCACCAATCCCAATCTGGGCCTTTCGGTTGACGAACCTTTCATCGAGCGCGGCTACGCGCAAGCGCAACTGGACGGCGAAGAGTCGTTCCGGGGCTTTCTGGCGAAGCACCTCAACGTCGAGATCGGCCTGGCGCTGCTGTCTGATCGCTGGGCCGGTACCGACTTCTGGGAGCAGCAGGCGTCCGAGATGTGCCGCACGCTGGACGATCTGATCGACCGCTGCGAGGTGATCGATATCGGCATCGACGGCGGTGGCCTCGATGACTTGCTTGGTTTCGCGGCGCTGGGTCGTGAGCGCGACAGTCGCCGCTGGCTGCTCTGGACACATGCCTGGGCACATCCCTCGGTGCTCGAGCGACGCAAGGCCGAAGCCCCACGCTTCAAAGACTTCGCCAAAGACGGACACCTAACGCTGGTGACACGGATCGGCGATGACGTTGAAGACGTGTCGGCACTGGTAGCCCAGGTCGAGGAGGCCGGGCTGCTGGACAAGGTAGGTCTCGACCCGGCTGGCGTGGGCGCGATCCTCGATGCGCTGGAGGCTGCCGGCATCCCGCGAGAAAAGATCGAAGGTATCTCTCAAGGCTGGCGCCTCGGCGGCGCGATCAAGACCGCCGAACGCAAGCTGGCGGAAGGCGGGCTGCTGCATGGCGGTCAACCGCTGATGGCCTGGTGCTGCGGCAATGCTCGCGTCGAGCCCCGAGGCAACGCGATCCTCATCACGAAACAGGCCAGCGGCTCGGCAAAAATCGACCCGCTGATGGCGCTGTTCAACGCCGTGTCTCTGATTGCCCTGAACCCCGAGGCAAAGGGCGGCATCGACGACTACCTCAATAACGGCTTTTTCGGACTAGTAGGCTGACCATGGCATTTCGTTGGTACAACCCTCGCACCTGGGGGTTCTTCGGTTACACCGACCCCGCCACCGGCGACTATGTCGAGGTGGACATGGAAGTTGGTGGCAAGCGCACGAAGGCCGGCATCCGGGTCACGACCAAGACGGCGCTGTCCATCAGTATGGTCTGGTCATGCGTCAAGATTCTTTCTGAGTCTCTGAGTGGTCTGCCGCTCAAACTGTTTGACGACAAGCAAAGCGGACGGGAGCAAGTGCCTGGCACGGACCGCGCGCTCAAGCTGCTGCGAAAACCCAACCCGTACATGACGCTGCTGAACTTCCTGAAGTTCGTGGTGGTGAACATGGCGCTGCGTGGCAACGCCTTTGCCCTAATCGAGCGCAACCGCAACGGCGACCCGATTGGGCTGGTGCCGCTCACTTGCGACACCGTCAAGATCGATACCGACGACGACCTGTTGTATTGGGTGCATCCAAAAGATAGCGAGCCATTCCCGGTGTCGCCCGAGAACATGCTGCATTTCAAGCTGTTCAGCCTGGATGGGATCATAGGGCTATCGCCCATCGAGTACCAGGCGGAGACCATGGGGCTGGCGAAGGCTGGGCAGCAATGGTCGTCTCGCTTTATGCGCAAGGGCGGCTTTACCGGCGGCTACGTGATCTATGAAAACTTCCTAACGCGACAGCAGGAATCGCAGGTCATGGCGCGGTTTCCCGATGTGCGCAAGGCCGACACCGACGACATCGGCAAGATGGCCGTGCTGCAGGGCAACCCCAAGATTGTTCCTGCCGGCTTGAGCCAGAAGGACGCGCAGTTCATCGAATCCCAGCAGTTCCAGGAAGAAGCGTTGGCGGGCATTTACGGCGTGCCGCTGTGGCTAGCTAACCGTGCTGGCAAGACCTCGATCATGGGTTCAAACCTTGAGCAGCAGCTCACTGGGTTCATCACCTTCGGACTTAAGCCCTACATCGATGCCGTTGAAGACGAGCTCAACGACAAGATCTTCCGCGCTTCATCCCGCTTCGTCGAATTTACCGTGGAAGGTCTGCTGCGTGCCGACAGCGCCGGGCGCGCATCGTACTACCAGGCGGCGCTGGGCGGATCAGGTGGCTCTGGCTGGATGACCATCAACGAAGTTCGGGAAAAGGAAAACCAGCCGCCGCTCGCCGGCGACGAATACAACCGGATCACCCGGTGGGAGATGCAAAACAATGTCCAAGCTTGAAGTCCCGTTTGAGCTGAAGGAAGTCGACGAAGCTGGCAACTTCGAGGCTTATGCCGCTGTGTTCAACAACGTCGACCTGGGCGACGACGTGATCCTGCCGGGCGCGTTCACCCGGGTGAAGGCGACGCGCGCCGGGAAACTGAAGCTGGCGCTGTACCACGACCTGACCCGGCTGGTCGGTACGGCCGATTACACGCAGGACGACCACGGTCTGCTGCTCAAAGGCAAGGTCAACCTGGGCGTCAGCTATGCCCGTGATGCCTATGAGCTGATGAAGGCCGACATCCTCGACAGCATGTCCATCGGCTTCAACACCATCAAGGCCGACTTTGAGGAACGCGCCGGGCGTCGCGTCCGGCTGATCAAAGAGGCCGAACTCTGGGAAGCCTCGTTCGTACCGTTCGGGATGAACCCTGAGGCTCAGGTCCTCACTGTCAAATCCGACATTCGACTTTTCGAGAACGCCCTGCGTGAACGCATGGGGCTTTCACAGAAGGAAGCGGCAGCAGTCGCTTCGCTCGGCTACCCCGCGCTACGCCGTGACGGCGGCAGCGAGGCCACGGCGATCGTGGATGAGCTGAAAGACATATCCACCTTGTTCACTACCCATTTCGGAGTATCGCCATGAGCGAAGTAAAAGAACTGAAAGACTCGCTGGAACTGCAGCTGAAGAGCGGCTTTGACGGTCTGCAAAAAAAATACGACGCGGCCATCGCTGAAGTTGAGAAAGGCAACCAGGTCACCACTGACCTGAAATCCCAGATCGACAACCAGAAGGGCGAGCTGCAGCGCGTCATCGATCAGGTGCAGGACCTGGAGCAGAAAGGCGTCAAGCTGCGCGGCCAGCCCGGTGAGGGTAAAAGCTTTATCGACATGATCAAAGGTGACGACAGCTACAAGGCCTTGAGCCAGAAGAGCGGCTCGCTGGCGCAGTTGGAAGTGACCAAGTCCGACATGGCGAGCATGAAGGAAATGAAGGTCACCAGCGCCGGCATCGTCGCTCCATCCTACGATCCAGTCATTCAGCCCGGCATTCGCCAGGAGCTGCGGATCCGTGACCTGCTGACCGCTGTACCGGTCGCGGGTCAGCAGTACACCTACTTCCGCGAGAACCTGCACACCCGCGGCGCCGCACCGGTGGCGGAAGGCGGTTTGAAGCCGACCAGCAACGTTACGTTCACCACTGAAACCGACCGCGTGAAGAAAATCGCGGTATGGATGCCCGTGACCGACGAAGCTCTGGACGACGTGCCGCAGATGCTGGCTTACCTGCAGCAGTTGCTGCGCTATGACCTGAAGCTTGAAGAAGAAGCGCAGATCCTCAAAGGCGACGGTACGGGGGAAAACCTGAATGGCCTGATGACCCAGGCCACCAGCTACGACACCACCCTGAGCAAAGCGGGCGATACCGCGATTGATCTGGTGCGTCGCGCGATCTACCAGGTTCGCAAGCAGTCGCTGATGTCCGCTGATGGCGTGGTGATGACCGAGCTGGACTGGATGAACATCGAACTGCAGAAGGATGGCGAGAACCGCTACCTGTTCGCGAACTTGCAGGGCCTGGTCACCCCAATTCTGTGGGGCCGGCCGGTGATCACCTCCGACAGCATGGATGAAGGCGACGCAGACGCTGGCGGCGAGCTGCTGGTTGCGAACTTTGCACGGTCCACCACGCTGTTCGACCGCATGTCGTTCCTGTTCAAGATGGGCCTGATCAACGATCAGTTCATCCGCAACGAGCGCGCGCTGCTGGTTGAGGAGCGTTTGGGGCTCGGGGTGCGCCGCAAAGAAGCGCTCGTCAAAGGCCGCTTCACAGCCGCCTGATCCATTCCTACAAAGGCCGGCGCATCGCCGGCCTTCTGCTTTCAGGAGGCAGTATGAAAATCAAGATTCTGTGGGGCTTCGTTGGCAACGGCCTGCTGCTGGGCGGCGACTCGAACAAGGTCAAGGCCGGGACGGCGTTCGAAGAAGCGGACGACGAGTATGCCCATACCCTGATAGGCAAGGGGCTGGCCGTTGAAGTCGACGGCAATGGCAAGTCGAAGCTCACCAAGCCGAAGGGCACGAAGCCGGGGACTCCCGCTGAAAACAAGGACGCTGGCCCAGCGCCGGAAAACAAGGATGGTAACGGCACCGTCGACGCGGCGACCCCTGCGACAACTGGCGCAGGCGATGACTAAATGATCGATCTGACCAGCGTGAAGTTGCACCTGCGCGTAGACGGCGACGAGGAAGACGCTCTCATCACGGGTTACGTTGAGGCCGCCAAGGCGCATGTCGAGCAGCACTGCGACAGGAAGCTGGTCGAGGCTGATCCGGTCGAGCCTGACGAGATGGGCCTGACCCGCGACGTTGGACAAGCCATCCTGCTGCTGGTGGGGCACTGGTACGCCAACCGTGAAGCGGTCGCCATCGGCACCATCGCTACGGCGGTGCCGTTGGCGGTAGACCGCCTACTTCTCTACAGGAAGCGATTCTGATGAGAGCTGGCCCATTGCGGCACCGGTGCACGATGCTCAAACCGGTGCTGGTCAAGAACAAGACCGGCGGTTTCGATACCACGTGGGCGGAGATTGGGAAGCTGTGGGCAGAGATCGCGCTGCCAACAGGCCGAACCGCACCGGTCGCCGAGCAGCTTCAGGTGGTAGTGAGCGCCGAGATTCGCATCCGGCCACGGCCTGATGCCGTAGCGGGCAACCGCCTGACGCACACCGCGAAGGGCATCACCACCACCTACCTCATTGACACGCCACTGCTCAACAACGAGGGCGATCTACTTCGCCTGCTGTGTTCGAGCGTGACCAATCCATAGGAGTCATCCATGAAAGTCAGATCGAAAGCTCATATCTCCGGCGCCGTTGGCGAACGGGCGCCGGGCGATGAGTTCACCGTGGACGCCAAGACGGTCGAGAGCCTTCTGGCGCGTGACCTGGTTGAGCCGGTGGAAGAGTCTCCGGCCAAGAAAGCGGAAAAGCCCGCCGGCAAGGAATAGGTCATGGCTCGGCGCTCGCGTCTCAGCGGTGACTTCAAACTGCGCAAGACCTTGCGCCGAATCCACCAGACCATGGACAACGAGCTGCGTCCCGCAATGGAGGAGTCATCCAAGCAGATCCTGGAGTCCATGCGCGACCTGGTGCCCAAGGACACTGGTGCATCAGCTGCGGCCCTGCAGGCCTATGTGTCCAAAGACGGCCTCAACGCCGAGATCGGTCTCCGCGGTAAGAGGAACAACCGCAAGTTCTACTACCTGCGGTTCATCGAGTACGGCACGAAGGGCTACACCGGCGGCAAACGCTCGGACAGCCGCAACCGGCGGGACGAAGTGAAAACCGACGGCTCGCACTGGTTCGGCAAGCATCCCGATATTCCGGCGCGCCCGGCTCACCCTTGGTTGCGACCAGCGTATCAGGTCAATCGGGAAGTCGTGCTCGCCAACATTCACGCTGCCGTCGGGCAGACCCTAAAGAAGGCTGCTGAAAATGCCTGATCCTTCTGTTGCCCTTCAGGAGGCGCTGTACGCCCGGCTGACTGCGGAGGTGTCGGCACCGGTGTACGACGGCGCGCCTCTGGATACGCCCATGCCGTATGTGTCGATCGACCGGGAGGTGGCCAGCAATGCCCGGCCGATCTCTGGACGTCGGCGCGAAACACGGTTGATCTACTTCAGCGTTTGGTCGGATGCCCACGGGCAGGCTGAGGCAAAGCGCCTGGTCGGCGAGATATCCGCTGCGCTTGACGAACGACCGCTACCCTTGTCGGTCGGCCGGGCGGTCTCGGTACGCGTCATTGACGCAGGCACTCAACGCGACGCAGACGGCGTCACGTATCAAGGTTCCGTCACCGTTCGCATCATCACCACTCATTAACTTCTGCCGCCTGGCGGCTTTACCCAATGTGCCTTTGGAGGACTACCCATGGCCGATGACAACCTGAACACCGCCGCCGGATGCCGATTCTCGATCGGGACGAAGCAGCCTGCGGCGACCATGACCGAATACGCGGCAGACACCTACGTTGAGGTCGGTGAAATCGAAGATCTGGGCGAATTTGGCGACACCTTCAGCTCAGTGAACTTCACCTCGCTCAAGGATGGCCGCGTGCGCAAATACAAGGGCACTGCTGATGCGGGCGACATGACGCTGACCGTCGGCCTGGACAATGGCGACGCCGGTCAGAAAGCCGTCAAGACCGCGCACAAGGACCGTACCAAGGGCAACTACAACATCAAAGTTACCCTCAACGACGGCGATCCGACGGCTCAGCCGGCTGTGCTGCCAACCACCTTCTACTTCAGTGGCAAGGTGATGAACAACACGGTTGCGCCTGGTGCCGCGGACAATGTCGTGCGCCGCAATATCACCATTGGCATCAACTCCGACATTCTGGAAATTGACGCCGGCCCTGCCGCCTGATTCGGGTGACCCATGAGCAAAACGTTGCATGGAAACATCGACCTCGTCGTTGACGGGGTCACCTATCAGCTGCGTCCCACGCTGGCCGCCGTCCGAGCCATCGAGGCCCGCTTCGGCGGGCTGCGTGGTGCTGCCAGCGCGCTGCACGCCGTGAGCGTGGATGGTGCCGCTTTTATCATTGCCGCCGGCGCGAACCTCACCGAAAAACAGACCGAGGGCCTGCCTGAGGCGGTGTGGCAACAGGGCGTCGCGGCGATGACGCCGCAGCTCAACGATTACCTGGCGGCGCTGTACAACCCGCGTGGTGGTACGCCGGGAAAGGAACAGCCGACGGAGTCAGCGCCGTAGAGGCGGGGAGCTACGTCGATCGGCTTTACGCAGTAGCCACCGGTTGGCTCGGTTGGTCGCCTGAGGTGGCGTGGCATACCTCGCTACCCGAATTGTTCCTCGCGATGGACGCGAGGATCGAGTGGGCGAGGATGACCAGCCCTTTCCCCACCATGCCGCAATCCCAGACCAAGCCCAAACCCGCACCGGCGACAGTTGCGCAGAAATTGCGCATGGCGCTTACCGGTAGGGGATCTACTTAACTTTCTTCCGGAGGCCTGTACGTGGCTGACACTGACGTCCAAGGCATGCTGGTTCGCATCGAGGCCACGACGGCACAGCTCCGTCAGGAGCTGGCACGGTCGGAAGGCGCGGTGTCAGACACCGCGCAGAACATCGATCGCAGTCTGGGACAGGTGGATAGCGCCTTTGACCGGCTTAACGCCAATGCGCGGACCGTCGGCCAGGCGGTGACGTCGGTATTCGATCAGATCGGCGCTGGCAACGTCGCCGCAGCGGGTTCCATCGCTGGGCTGGTAGCGCTGACCACCAGCACCATTGATTATGCAAAAGAGGTGAAGAACCTTTCCGCGCTAGCGAACTCGACCGTCGAGGACTTTCAGCGCATGTCCTACGGCGCCAAGACCGTTGGCGTGGAGCATGACAAGCTCAGCGACATACTCAAGGACACCACCGACCGGGTCGGTGAGTTCCTGCAGCGCGGCGGCGGCGAGATGTCCGATTTCTTCAATGAGATCGCGCCGAAGATCGGCGTAACCGCTGGACAGTTCGCTGACCTTTCCGGACCTCAGGCCTTGCAGCTTTATTACAGCTCGCTCGAAAAGGCTGGTCTGAATCAGCAGCAGTTGACCACCTATATGGAATCCATGGCCGACGAAGCTACGGCGCTGATTCCGCTGCTGCGTAATAACGGTAAGGGGTTCACTGACCTCGGTGACCAAGCGGAACACGCCGGCGCGGTAATCTCTGAATTCAACATCAATCGCCTCGTAGCAGCAGGGCAGGCTATTTCGGGGCTGAAGGCGTCCTTTTCCGGGGCTGCCAACCAGATCACCATCGGACTGCTGCCGGGCATCGAGAGCGTAACCAACAGTCTGCAGGAACTGCGAGACAACGGCGGTGCGCAACGCCTGGGAGAAACCATCAGCTTTCTGGCGGATAACGTCGATATCCTGGTTGCCGCTCTCGGGGGCAAGATGGCGGCAGCGTTTGCAAAGTTCGCCATCGACGCAGTGACGTCTGCAGGCGCGGCAACCAAAGCCACGCTTACCAACATCGCCACAACCAAAGCGTCCGCCATCGCAAAGGCCGAGGAAACGGCGGCCTCGGCTGCGGCGGCTGCGGCCAAGCTGCGCGAGTCCGTTGCGGCGTACTCTGCCGCTCAGGCTCTGGAAGCAGAGACGCTTGCGCGGGTCGCCAGTCTGCAGGCTTCGCGCCAGGCACTGGCTTATCAGACCAGGCTGGCGGTTGGCACTGCGGAAGAGGCTCGGTACACCGCAGCACTTGCGGGTATGGACCGCGAGCTGGCAGCGGCGAAGATCGCGGCTACTGCTGCGACGCAGCGCCTCACTGCCGCCACCGCCGCTTCCACCGCGGCCATGGCACGCGATACAGCGGCAACCACCGCGAACGCCGCCGCGCAGGCGCAGGCTGCGGCGGCCAAGAATCTACTCGCCCGGGCAGGGTCATCGCTGCTGGCGCTGCTCGGCGGGCCTGCCGGTATAGCAGCGCTGGCAATCGGCGTGGGCGTGGCGTTCTTGGCCATGGGTTCGGATGCTCAGACGGCCCGAACCGACGTGAACGACCTCAAGCGTTCGGTCGAAGAGGTCCGCAAGGAGTTCGCCCAACTTACCCGCGACCAGCAGCAAGGCGCGCTCGTGCGTGTAACCGAGCAGCAGCGCGATTCTGCCAGGGAGGCGGCGGACGCATTTGAGGGACTGCGGACCTCGATGCAGCGGGCGGTCATCGGCCCGCGCTCCAGCGAGACCGGTGCCAAGCAATTCGCCGCCCTGGCGAGCAGCATGGACCAGGCGCGCGCGGCCGGCCAACCATTGTCCGACACTATCCTCAAGGTAGGTCAGCAGCTTGGCATCCCCCAAAAAACGCTGGACGGTTGGGTCAAGCAGTCTGAAACCGTAAGTAACCTGGACGTAGTGACGAACCAGCTGGCCGCACGGCAGGCGCTGTATACCAAGCAACTGGACGACAGCACCAAAGGGACCAAGAAAAAGTCCGACGCCGATATCGCTGCCGAAAACGCGGGCAAGAATTATCAGCAGACGCTCGACAAGCAGATCCACTCGCTCAAGGACAAGACCAAGCTCGAGGAAGCCGACCGGTTTATCACCGAGAACAAGATTGATCCGCTGGGCGCGCTGGCGAAACAGATCCGGGATACGGCCAAGGCCTACGATGCCCAGAAGGACGCGGACAAGGATGCGACCGATTCTGCCCAGAAGCACAAGGAAGCCCAGACCAAGCTTGAGCAGCAGCTCAAAACGGCCGGGGACGCTTACGCCAAATTGAAGGAAAGCTTCGATCCGGTCAGCGCCGCGACTGATGAGCAGAAGAAAAAGACCGACGAGCTGAACCTGCTTTATAAGTCCGGGAAGATATCCACGGCGGAATACGGCCAGGGCTTGCAGTGGCTGAAGCAGCAGTACGACCAGACCGTGGCGGCGGCCGGCGGCATGGCCGAAGCCATGAAATATGAGGCTGACCTGCAGCGTCAGCTGGCTGTTGCCACCGCATCATATGGCCAGATGGCTTCGGCTGTCGGCATGGGGGGTAAGGAAGCGGAGCGGGCGCAGGCGCGCCTGTCGCTGGAGCAGGACACCAATAACAAGGTCCTTGCCCTGCGCACCGAGCTTGCGACGGCGACCACTGAAAAGCAACGCCAAGCGCTAGAAACCCAGATTGCCTTGACCCAGCAGTACGGCGTTAAGCAGCTCAAAGCCATGCAGCAAGGCTATGAAAACCTTGATGCCGCCCAAGGGGATTGGAAGCTTGGAGCAAAGTCCGCGTTTGCCGATTACCTGGATTCCGCCAAGGACGTCGCCGGTCAGACGAAGAGCTTGTTCACCAGCGCATTCAGTTCCATGGAAGATTCCATCAATACCTTTGCGACGACGGGCAAGTTCAAGTTCTCTGATTTCGCCACTTCGATCATTGCAGACATGGCGCGCATCGCGTCCCGGAAGGCGTCTTCTGCGCTGCTGGAAATGCTGTTTGATGCAGGCGTGAGCTATTTAGGCTCCAGCGGAGGCGGCAACGGTCTGGCTGCGGGTTCGGCTGGCGCCACGTCATCTAACCTCGGCGCGTCTCAAGCCGGCTATTCGTCGACCTACTTTCCCCAGGCCAAAGGCGGTGCATGGTCGGGCGGAGTACAAATGTTCGCTGACGGCGCTGCGTTCACCAACAGCATTGTCAGCAGGCCTACCGCGTTCGGCATGGCCGGGGGTGGGGCGGGGGTCATGGGCGAAGCGGGTCCTGAGGCGATCATGCCACTAGCGCGCGCTTCGGATGGATCGCTCGGCGTCCGCATGATGGGCGCTTCCGCTCCAAGCGGCGGCACTGTCGTGAAGGTCGAGGCGCCAGTCTACCTGACGGTTGAAGACCGGAGCGGAGATGGTATGGAACTCGACAGCGCTGCGCTTCAGCAAAACATGCAGCAGCAAATGCGCGGGGTGGCGGAGAGGGCGATCGCCGATTCTTGGCGCCCGGGAGGGGCAAGTTATCGCAACAGTACTGGGAGAGGCTGATGGCCGTAGAAACGTTTGATTGGGAGCCTGACGATGAGGCCAGTGGCGACAGCACGCTTAAAACCCGTGAATCCAAGTTCGGTGATGGCTACATCCAGGTATCCAGTGACGGCCCGAATGCTGAAGAAGATACTTGGTCGCTGTCGTTCGGTGGCACGGCAAGCGAGATCAAACCGCTTGTGGATTTCATCCGGGCGCATCGGGGTGCCCGGGCCTTTCTGTGGACGCCTCCCGACGAAAGCCTCGGACTCTACCGTTGCTCTACTTTCCGTCGGCAAAGAAAGCCAGGCGGCCTCGTAGTTCTGACCGCCACTTTTGTAAGGGCCTATCACCCATGAGTCTGATCGCGCAGTTGCAAACACTTGAACCGGGCGCAGAGATTCTGTTGTTTGAGCTTGATGGTTCTGAGTACGGTGCCGACGTCCTGCGATTCCATGGGCATGCCATACCGCACACTTCCGAAGAGCTGGTCGCTGCGGGCGTCAATGCCGATCAATTGCCCGCCAAACCGATCTACTGGCAAGGCGAAGAGTACAGCGCGTGGCCTGTGCAGCTGGAGGGCGTGGAAGCGAATAGCGATGGCACCTCTGTGCGGCCAACGTTTTCCGCCGGTAACGTCAACGGGCGTATCACCGCCCTCTGTCTGGCCTTCGAGGATTTGCTCGAATTCAAGCTGACCATGCGGCACACGTTGGGGCAGTTCCTCGATGCGCTCAACTTCCCGGACGGCAACCCGGATGCCGACCCCACGCAGGAATCGATCGAGGTCTGGTACATCGATCAGAAGACGAGCGAAGACGGGGAGAGTGTCAGCTGGGAGCTGGCAAGCCCTGGCGACGTGGGCGGCGAATCAATTGGTCGGCAGATGACCACGCTTTGCCACTGGTGTCTTACTGGCGGGTATCGCGGGCCGAACTGTGGCTACACCGGCCCCTACGTCGACAAAGACGGCTTGCCTACAGATGATCCGGAGAAGGACGAGTGCGACGCCACGCTCACGCGAGGCTGCGAGCCCCGATTTGGATCTGGTAACGAGCTGCCTTTCGGCGGCTTCCCCGCTGTCTCCCTTATAGCCCGGAGCTGACATGCTCAAATATATTTTGGCTGCCGTGCAGGCACACGCCGCAGCGGAGTACCCGCGCGAGTGCTGCGGACTGCTTTTGTCCCTTGGTCGAAAGCAGCAGTACTTCCCGTGCGCGAACGCTGCCACGGACCCGCTGGAAGAGTTCCGCATCAGTCCAGAGGATTACGCGGCGGCAGAAGACATCGGCCAGGTGATCGGCGTGGTGCACTCGCATCCCGACGCGACCAGCAGGCCGTCGCCACGCGACTCGGCGATGTGCGAGGCCACCGAACTACCTTGGCACATCATCAGCTGGCCCGAAGGGGATCTGCGAACGATTGTGCCGAGCGGCAACACCCCATTGCTGAAGCGGCCTTTCGTCCATGGTGTATGGGACTGCTGGCAGGTATGCGCCGACTGGTACAAGCGTGAATGGGGATTGGAATTCGAAGCGTTTAAGCGCGCGGATGGCTGGTGGGAGCGCGCCGAGGCCGAAAGCCTGTACGAGGCGAACTACGAGGCTGCGGGCTTCTACCGGGTCGACCAGCCACAGCGCGGCGACATGATCGTGATGGAGGCGGGGCGAACAAAGCATCCGAACCACGCTGGCATCTACCTCGGAGCAAATGCGGAACTGCCTGGCGAGATTGACGAGGTATTCGGGCCGGGGCCTTTCTTGCTTCACCACCTCTATGGCAGGCCGAGTGAGATCGTCGTTTTCGGCGGTCCGTGGCTCGATAGGACGCGCCTGATCCTCAGGCATACAGATGCACACTCGACCACCTGAGGCAGCACCGGCGCCGGAGATACGACAAATTATTCACCGTCCCGGTTACTGGGCTGTCAACTACGGTGGATGCCCAGCCAGCTTGCGGATGATATGTTGCAGCCATCTTCCACAGGAGTGATCTCATGAAATTGTTTGTAGGAGCGGTGGCTGTCGCTTTACTGGCCGGATGCTCGTCCCCTTCTGAACTAATGTCCTCCCCGCCAGACGTTACAGTGAAGTCCAATAAGGCGCCTAAAGCCTTTGCGTTATGTGCCTTTCCTGAGTGGCAGGAACACAGCTCAGGTGCAACGCTCTCAGAGACGGCCAACGGCTACCGGCTCGTGAACGGCTTCGGTCAGCAGACCGACGATGTGCTGGACATCACTCGAACGCAATCGGGAAGTGTCGCGAAGCTTTATCAGCGTGTTGCCTGGGCTCAGCTGGGGCGTGCAGAAATTCGAGACTCGCTTCAAAAATGTCGATGACAAACGAACCGCTGAAAGGCGGTTTTTTTATGGGAAGCTATTATGAACTCTGCTACCTGTGCGCCCGGGATGACAACGATCATGCTTTCTGGATCGTTGGCACGTAAATTTGGTCGGAAGCACGTTAAACGAATCGACTCCGGTACCTCACGGGAGGTGTTTAAAGCTCTGGGCTGCACCATCCATGGTTTTGAACAGGAGATCAGGCGCCTCGCCGCCATCGGCATGCGTTTCGCAGTGTTCCGAAACCGGAAGAATATAGGCGAAGCCGGGTTCCAATTAGGTGGCACTCGTGAGGTTCGGATTGTCCCGGTGGTTGAAGGTAGTAAGCGGGGCGGTGTTCTGCAAACAGTGGTCGGAGTGGTGCTACTTGCAATCTCTTATGTATTCCCTGTAACGGCGCCCTACCTGGCCCCGGCTGGCATAGGACTGATTGCAGGCGGTGTCATTCAGATGCTCAGCCCTCAAGCATCTGGGCTGAAGCAAAGCGCGTCACCCGAAAACATGCCGTCCTACGCCTTTGGCAGCGCGAAGAACACCACAGCCAGCGGCAACCCGGTCCCGATCTGTATCGGCGAGCGCCGCTGGGGCGGGGCGATCATCTCTGCATCGATCTACGCCGAAGACAAAACCTGATCTGAACAACGAATACGCGACCGCCTTAGGGCGGTTTTTTATTGCCTGGAGAGAAGCATGGGCGCAGCACAGAAGATTGATATCCATGGCGCGAAAGGCGGCGAGAGCAAACCAAAGTCGCCGTCCGAGGCCCGCGATAGCCTGCGCTCCACCAACATCGCCAAGCTGCTAATCGCCGTGGGGGAGGGTGAGTTCGAGGGCACGCCGACGGCCGCCGATGTTTATCTCGATAACACCCCGATCAACGACGCGAGCGGCAACGTCAACTTCCCGAACGTGAAGTGGGAGTGGCGCACCGGGGCCGTCGATCAGGCTTACATCCCCGGCATTCCGTCAGTCGACAACGAGACAACCGTCAATGTTGAGCTGCGCAGCGATACGCCATGGGTCCGGTCAATCACCAACACTCAGCTTTCGGCGGCTCGCATCCGCCTGGCTTGGCCGGCGCTCCAGAAGCAGGACGATGGGGGCAATGTCGGCGGCTACCGCATCGACTACGCGATTGATGTCTCTACCGATGGCGGTGCTTATCAGGAGGTGCTGGCCGAAGCGGTCGACGGCAAGACCACTACCCGCTATGAGCGCTCGCGCCGCATTGACCTACCGACTGCAACCACCGGCTGGCAGATCCGCATCCGCCGCCTGACCCCGAACCAGAACACCAACCGGATCGCCGACACCATGCTGGTCGCGGGACTCACTGAGGTTATCGACGCCAAGCTGCGCTACCCGAACACCGCGCTGCTCTACATCGAGTTCGACGCCGAGCAGTTCACCAACATTCCAGCTGTCACAGTGAAGTGCAAGGGCCGTAAGTGGCCCGTGCCGAGCAATTACGACCCGATCACCCGCACCTACAGTGGTGTGTGGGACGGCACCATGAAGCAGGCGTGGACCAACAATCCGGCCTGGGTCACTTACGGGATCTGCACAGAAGATCGGTTCGGACTGGGCAAGCGCATTAAGCCGTTCATGGTCGACAAGTGGGAGCTTTACCGGATCGCGCAATATTGCGACCAGCTGGTGCCCAACGGCGCTGGCGGCCAGGAGCCTCGGTTCCTGTGCGACATGAACCTGCAGGGCAGGGCAGAAGCGTGGTCTCTGCTGCGTGACATCGCGGGCATCTACCGCGGCATGACCTATTGGGCTCAGGGCCAGCTGGTGATGCAGGCCGACATGCCGCGCGCGCAGGACTTCGACTACGTATTCACCCGCGCCAATGTCATCGACGGCAAGTTCAGCTACGGCAGCGCTTCGGCGAAGACCCGCTACACCCGCGCACTGGTCAGCTACGACAACCCGGACAACAACTACGACACGGATGTGATTCCGTTCGCCGATCTGGATATGCAGCGCCGCTTTGGCGACAAGCCCACGGAGCTGAGCGCGATCGGCTGCACGCGGGCGTCGGAAGCCCAGCGCCGTGGCAAGTGGGTGGTGCTGAGCAACAGCCAGGACCGGACCGTTACGTTCAAGACGGGCATGGAGGGCGCCATCCCGCTGCCCGGCCATATCATCCCGGTTGCTGACACGCTGCTGGCAGGCCGGGAAGTGGGCGGACGCATTAAGGCGGCGGCCGGCAAGGTCGTCACCCTTGATCGAGATACGCAGGCAAAGCCTGGCGACCGCCTGATCGTGAACTTGCCAGGCGGCAAGGCCGAGGGCCGGACGGTCGAGTCTGTCGCCGGTCGGGCGCTTACCGTGACCACGGCCTACAGCGAAACCCCTATTCCCGAGCTGCAATGGGCGCTGGATGCCGACGACCTCTCCATTCCGCTGTATCGGGTGCTCAGCACCAGGCGCAGCGCCGAGGGCGAGTACGAAATCAGCGCCCTCCAGTACGAGCCAGGCAAATTCGCCCACATCGATACCGGCGCGCGGCTTGAAGAACGCCCAATCAGCGTCATACCGATCACGGTCGTTGCTGCGCCCGCCAGCATCTCGCTGACTTCGACCACCGCCATCGCTCAGGGCCTGGCCGTCACCACCATGACGATCAGCTGGCCAGCCGTAAGCGGTGCTGTCGCCTATGACGTCGAGTGGCGCAAGGACAACGGCAACTGGGTCAAGGTGCAGCGCACCGGCTCTACCAGTGTCGATGTGACCGGCATTTACGCGGGCGGTTACCTGGCCCGCGTTCGCGCCGTCAGCGCTTTCGACATCTCCTCAAACTGGCACACTTCGATCCTG